ATTGGCATATCTTCGCAATACTTGGCACTTAACTAGAGGTAATCATGGCAGCAAACACAGCCCCAATCTTTACAACAACACCGGCAATAGGCGCTGCTGTCTGGCTTCCAGCGACTACGGCTAATACAAAGTCAGATGGCACGGGTACTATTGGCACAGACATGTTGTTACTAGAAACCGCTGGGACTAACGGCTCATTCCTGAATAAAGCAAGGTTTAGCCCTTGTGCTAGTGCCGCCGCTACTGCAACTACAGCATCTGTTATTAGGGTTTATTTATCCACTCAATCCAGCGGCGCAACAACAAACGCAAATACTCATTTAATTGCGGAAGTCCCAGCACCAGCACAAACCGCCGACCAAACAACAACGGCAACAAACTACATTGATGTGCCTCTTGGCTTTGCTATTCCATCAGGAATAAGTGTTTTATTCTCAATGCACCACGCTGCTGCGGCGAATACAAGCTGGAAAGGCGTAGTGTTTTCAGGTGATTATTAATGTTTCCGGATCAATCCTCGCTCCCTAATACCGCTGCTTGTGATATACAGGTATTTAATGCTGGCGGAAATTTTCAGCAATGGATAAAGCCTCGCGGCAAGACCATGGCATTCATGTTTTGCTGTGGTTCTGGCGGTGGCGGTGCTGGCGGATTAACAAACTCTGCCGGAACGATTAGAGGCGGCGGTGGAGGAGGAGGTTCAGGAGCGCAGGCTAGATTGCTTGTGCCTTTGGTATTCATGCCAAACACGCTTTATTGTCAGGTCGGAGTAGGCGGGGCAGGCGGAGCGGCTGGCGCAAACGGTGGCGTAGGCCAAAGAAGTTATATCTCTGTTGCACCTAACACAACGGCGGCAAACATTGTTTTACAATCTGGCGCGGCTGCGGCTACTGCTGCTACCGCTGGTAGCGCGGCTGGTAGTGCGGCGGCTGGTGCTGCTGAAACTATTAGCACAATAGCTTTATCGCTTGGCTCATGCTTTGGAATATCACAGTTCCTAGCCGGTAAGATTGGCTCTATTGGTGGCGTAGTGGGTGGCGGCGCTGGCGCTTCTAACACTCTATGGACTACATCAGGATTTAACGGTGGCGCAGGTGGTGGTACTACTCCTGCCGCTAACACAGAATTTGCAGGCGGCGCACAAACTGGTGCAGGTATATTTGCAACAGTTGCTGGCGGAGCGGCTGGCGGCAATCCGGGACACGGCTCTGGTGGAACAACTAGCACAGCAATAGGAATGCACACATCCTACGGCGGAGCTGGTGGTGGTACTGGTGGTGCAGCGGGTACTGTGGCAGGAAACGGCGGTGGCGGCGGTATTGGCTCAGGGGGAGGAGGCGGTGGCGGCGGTGTAACTGGAGGTAGGGGCGGCAAAGGCGGTGATGGTTTAATTATGATTATTAGCTGGTGATGTATATGATTGCATACATTAAAAAACTATTTACACGCGGACATGACTTGATAATCGGCATTCAGCGTGAAGAGATGCGCCTTTTAAAAGAAGAAAATGAGCGGCTTAGGCAGGATATTAAAGAGGTCGTTTCTGATATTGACTTTTGTATTAAGCGCATAGAGGGTATGTGCCCGCCTGAACACCTTCACCGATTTGAACAGATACGCAGGCGGACTTATGGGTAGATACAGAGAAACAGCACATTTTGAGTTTAACACTTGCAGCACTACTGACGATGTAACCGGAGCTGTTACTAAACTCAATAAAACCAGACAGAGATGGGATGGTGTACGCGTGACTGATTTAAATTATGAGAATAGACAGCCTCAGGACTTTGCTGTATATCCTCGCCCTGCTTTTGCATACGTAGGTGCAAGGTCTGACAGACCAGACCCTACGCCAGTACCTTATAACCCTGCTAACGGATGGAATCCAACACCATGAGCTTTAGAGAATTTTTGCCATATTCCCCGTCTGACGGGAATTACTTCCAACAAACATTGGGCGAGTTAGTGCAGTATGCCGCCGGTTTAATTCAGGTCGGAATTGACGGTGAACAGTTAGCTCCAGAGTACTTTAACCGTGCCCGTGATGCCGTTAACCTTGCCGTGTTAGAGATGCAGGCAAAAGGTCTGCACTTGTCGTCGTATAAGGTCGGCTATCTGTTTTTACAGCCTAACCAATACAAGTACGTCATTGAGGACGAGAACGCAACAAATGAATACTTTAGCAGGCAGATAACTACAGATGCGGTTGCTACTGATACTGTTATCGAGGTTACAGATACTACTGATTTGCAGGTAGGTGACATTATCGGGATTACTCTTGATAGCGGAGAATTACAATGGACTACCGTATCTGCATTTGATTCTGTATTGCTTACAGTCACCATAGCAGACGCTTTAACCGGTGCCGCGAGTGAAGATAACCAAATCTTTAATTACCGAGTCGCATTAAAACAAATCTCCCGAATTCATCAAATGTGGAGAAGGGATAACTACGTCAATGACGTGCCTATCTCCATGATAGGTCAACAGGAGTATGACGTTTTGCCATTTAAAACAACTTCACCCGGGCTGCCTTCACAGGCGTATTACCACAGGGCTATTCCTAAAGGCGTTTTGTACCTGTGGACAATCCCAGTTAACTCTACCTACATCATCGGGTTTTGGTATGAACAAAAACTGGGACAAATGAAAACACAGCAGGATGTAATGGATTTAGACCAATTCTACTACCCGTGTTTTGCTTATCTTTGTGCATTAAGGCTGTGTGATGTGTTCGCTGCTTCTACAGAAATGAAAATGAGCATACAGCAAACATACGAAGAGCTGTTAGCAGACGCCTTGACGTATGACGATGAAGGCTTATCCGTTAAAATTTCACCTAATGTAAGGTCGCAATGAGACAGAGAATCACACTAGCAGGCACCAGTGCAGATATGAAGTCCCGCCGATCGCGCGAGGACTTGATTAACTGTTACCTTGAAATTAGCAACAAAGGCGACTTTGTACGTATTACGCGCGCCCCTTGTTTCAGGCTGCTAAACACTGTAGGCACTGGCCCTATCCGTGGCTTTTACGAAACGGCTGGCATTATTTACATGGTATCAGGCACAGAGTTCTATCGCTGTACCGTTAGCGCATTCGGTGCGTTTAATGCTGTTTTAAAGGGAACTATCACCGGACAAAATGGTAGCGTGGTCATGGCGTCCGTTGGTGCGGACACACCTCAGGTTCTGGTTTTAACGTCCGGCGTTGGTTACATATACAAAGAACTTGACGGTTCTTTTACTGAAATTACAGACGTTTCATTTGAGCCTGATTACGGGGTTACTGCGTTTAATGCAAGGTTCTGGTTAAATCGTCCGAATAGTAATGAATTTTTCGGCTCTGATATTGACGACGGTTTAAACTATGACGCACTCTTTTTTGCAAGTGCTGATAATACCAGTGACGTACTAAAAAACCTTAAAGCATTAAACACTGAGCTGGTATTATTCGGTTCCAAGTCTGTAGAGCGCTGGCAGGATATTGGGATAGCTACCGGCTTCCCTTTGCGAAGGGTTCAGGGCGGTACGATTAACCGAGGTATAGGCGCTGCTAGATCTCTTGCACAGTTTGAAAACTCACTATTTTGGCTTGCTGATGATTTAACCGTGAGAACTTTGGTTAATGGTGATATGGATAAAATATCTGACTTGTCACTAGAAACACAAATAGGACAATACAACAAGCCGACCGAGGCTATTGGCTTCGTAGTGGACTACACCTATTACAAGGCTTTCTGCCTGACATTCCCGCAAAATAACGTGACATGGTGTTATGACATCATGCGCAGGCTGTGGCATAAGAGAGATTCAGTAGGTGTTGATTGCTGGAGAATAGGATGCTCTGTTCAGGCGTCTAATATCACGCTCCTAGGCGATAGATTCAACGGCAATGTTTACGCTATGGACAACACAGTGTATTCAGAGGCCGGAACTCAAACACCGATGACGTTTATCACCGCTTCCACTCACAACGACGCAGCGGCTTCTACTTGTGCTTATCTTGAGTTAGTAGCAGATATGGGAGTAGGTACTATTTCAAATGTTAATGAAATAGGCCAGATTTCCAATTCTCCGGTACAGCCTATGATGTCATGCGCGAGGTCTACAGATGGCGGGGCGACTTATCGCTGGTTACCAGATAGAACACTGGGGGCTGTAGGCAGTAGGAATAACAAAATCATATGGCGTGACAATATCAGAATACCAAGAACGAACGACTTCGTTCACAAGTTTATGGCAAGTGGAGACTTTCCGGTAAATATCTACGCTGCCTATGCTGATATGGAGGCGGGGCTTGTTTAAGGGTAATTATATACAGCAGGCTGACCATGTTGTTGATGGGTCAAAACCAACCAGAAACCTTGTCGAATGTATTAATCAATTAACTAGCCGAGTCTTTACGGATGTTTATATCTCGGTAGGGGTGCCAAATAACGCGCTTGGTGAGGTCGGGGATTGGGCCATAAACGTCAGTACGTGGACGCCATACGAGAAAACAGCCGTTACAACATGGACATCAAGAACGGCTATTGACAATAACGCAAACGCCTTTTTATTGATTAGCAGCAAGCGTTAGTTTATACTATCCGTGCCGGAAAGACGGCCTTACTTTTACTATTTAGGTCGTCTTTATGGCAGGTATTCAACGACAGGCAAAGGCTATCAATGCGGAAGCAGCGGCAGGCCTTAGCCCGTATCTAACAGCTGGAAATCAAGCAGCCCTTCAATTTCAATCCCAAATGGGACTTGGAGACCCAAGCGTACAGGCTTTCGATGTAACCCAATTACCCGGCTACCAGCAAGCACTCAATCAAGGAATTGGCGCTGTAAATCAGGGCGCTGCATCGTCTGGAATGTTGAATTCTGGCGAGCGTTTAAAGTCATTACAGCAAGCCGGACAATCTGTGTTCGGTGATTACTATAACAACTACATGAATCGTCTACAGGGCCTGCAATCACAAGGCCTTAGCGCACAAAACGCATTAACCGGTACTCAGGTATCTAACCTTGGCACAATGGCAAATTATCGATCTGCTATGCACGGTGGAGGCGGTGGCGGAGCTAGTCCGGTAGGTGATATTGCAGGCGCGGCGGCTTCAATGTTTGGCACATGGATGGGCAGCTAATGGAATTTTCACAACCAGCAAGTGGCGGGTCGATATTCTCTGGATACTTTAACCAGTACCACCAGAATGTTTACGGCGTCCCCGCTCCTCAGTATTCAGTGAATGACATGAATAACATGATGCAGAGACAACAACAGCCCATGAGGTCTGGAGGCGGTCAGCAACGCGGCGGCAAGCAGGAAAGCGGACCATTGCAACAGGCTGCTGACATTTACGGTTACTACGACAAAGCGATGGATGCAGCTTCAATGTTTCAAGGTGAAGCTTCTTTAGCAGAGGCAGAGGCTAATGCTCCTTGGGCTGCTGAAGCGGCGGCTCCTGCTGCTGAGACTACAGCCGGAGGCACGGCGGCTGGTGGCACTGCTAGTGGTGGTGCTGGAACAGCGGCGGGAGGAACGGCTGCTGAAGGCGCGGGTTATGGTGCGGCTGGATGGTATGCGGCCCTTGCTGCATTAGGCTATAACGCAACCGGTCATGAATGGTACGACCCTGAAGACATTTTCAAAGGGACTGCCATGGCCGAAAGATGGGAAAACATGGACGCAGGCAAGGCGGCTGGAAATCAGGTAGAGGATATTTTTGGAGAAGGAACCGGCTCGGCAATGGAAAACTCATCCAGAGTTGTATCAATCGACCCCAGAGAATCATGGAAAGGCATTACAGGTCTTGCTGAGAACCAAAGAAATTTAATGTCTAACGCGATGGATGATAACCGTGAGTTTTTCAAAAACAATGATATTGGAAAAATAATGTCAGGAAGTGGAATTAATCGTGAGATTGGTCGTGGTGTTAAAAACATGTGGAGCCAGCACGAAACAAACAGAAGCAATGTTACCGAAAACGTAAAGAAAGCATCCAATCCTTTTAAGTGGTTTGACTGATATGGGCATAAGAGACATGTACAGAAACGGCGGCACTCCTATATCGAGTGCTATTGACCGGTTTTTCCAAGCAAAGGACGCCGCTGCTACAAAGCGTTTAATGCCTGAAGCAATGAGCGGAAGCCCTGAGGCATTGAATCAGTTGATGGCTGTTAATCCGGCGGCGGGTCAACAGGTCATGTACACCATGCAGCAAAAACAACAACAGCAAATGATGGCTGATAAGTTTAAAGCTGATCAGGCTCAACAGATTATCGACAACCAGATTAAGGATAAGCAACTGGCCATGGAAGACATTAAGTTAAAAATGGCACAGGATGAGCTTGAGGCTTCTAAAAATGCGGCTCCTAAACCAATCGCATTGAGCGAGGGGCAGAAGCTTATCGACCCGACCACGTTTAAAACACTGGCAGAAAATCCAAAGGATGTTGACCCTAAAGAAGCCCTTGACCAAGCGTCTAACCTTCGTAAAGAGTTTACCGGCCAATCCGTTCTGTTTAAAACACAGGATGATGCCTATGGTCGCATTGTTGCTTCTGCACAGAAACCATCGGCGGCGGGTGACCTTGCATTAATCACTTCATACATGAAGGTTCTTGACCCGACATCTTCTGTTCGTGAAGGCGAATTCGCCACCGCTCAAAACTCAGGAAGCGTTGATCAAAAAGTCGTGGCTTTATACAACCAGATGTTAAGCGGTAAACGACTGACCCCAGAACAAAGAGAAGACTTCGTAGGCAAGGCAAAAGACTTATACAAGGACGCTGCTGACAAACAATTAAAAGTCAATGACCGATACGGAAAGCTTGCGACTCGTTACGGCGTCGCCCCTGAGGACGTTGTTGAAAATTACGTCAACTACCGTGAAGACGCATTAAAGGCCATATCTAAACCTGCGCAGCAAGCCGGTGGCGCTAAGTTTTTGGGGTTTGAACCATAATGCCTATTGCAAGATTTCAACTGCCAGACGGTCGCATCGCTCGCTTCGAGGTTCCGGAAGGGACTAGCCCTGAGCAGGCGCAAGTCATGATGCAGAAACATTTTGCAGGTGAAAAGCCAAAAGAGGGAAGCCCTGTAAGAGATACCGTAAGAGCCGGATTACAAGGCCTATCCATGGGCTTTTCAGATGAGGCTGGCGCTGGTATCGCCGCTGGTGCTGCGAAGCTTGCCGGCGCTGATGAGCCTATTGGTGATATTTACCGAGGCATGAAGGGACAGATTGCAGAGGAGCAAAAGCAATTCACAAAAGAGCACCCCGTTCTTTCTACTACAGCCGAGATTGCAGGTGCCGCTATTCCTGCTGTTCTTACTGCGGGGGCTTCTACCACGCCACAAACACTAATGCAGGCTGCTAAAACAGGCGCAAAGATTGGCGGAATTCAGGGCGCTGCTTATGGTGCCGGAACCGCTGATACAGGCGAAACCATTACAGAAAGCGCGATTAACACAGCTAAAGGAGCCGGCAAGGGTGGAACCCTTGGAGCTGTTGCTGGTGGCACATTATCCCCTGCTGTCATTGCGGCTGGAAGATTAACTAAGGGAATTGTGTCATCTATTGCCAATTCATTTGGAAAAGGCGATGAGAAAAAAGCAGTGGCAATTATTCGTAAGGTTGCAGAAGACGCTGGAATCAGTGCCGAGGATGCAGCCGAACAATTACACAACCTAGGGCCAAAGGCGACGCTTGCAGATGTTGATGAAAATTTCCTTATCAAAGCAAAAAATGCTGTTAATCAATATGGGCCTCAAAAGCAGGCCTTCCGTGAGCTGGTTACTGACAGACAGCTTGGAGAGCATGCCGATGTACTCAAGGTTTTATCCAAACAGTCCGGCGGCTTTACTGGTGATGACGTTCATACTGCTTTGCAGCAAACTGGTGTAGAGCGGTCTAAAGCAGCGAGTCCGCTATATGATGTCGCGCTACGCGAAAAGGGATTAATCCCAGAAAACGATACATACGCAAAGCTACAAGCTACTCCTGTGTTTAAGAGAGCGATTGCCAAGGCCGGCAGTTACGCTGACAACGACATGGATAGGGTTGTGGCAACGAGCGACCAATCCGGAGGACTGGTTTCATCAAAATTAGAAGCTGGAAAATTAACCGAGGCCGAAAAACTGCATTATGCAAAAATTGCTTTGTACGATATGGAGACCGCAAAAAGAAAAGCCGGTATGAACAAGGCTGCTGACGATATAGCAAATGTCAGAAGAAAGACGATAGAGGTATTAGACCAAATCCCAGAATATAAACAAGCGCGTCAGATATGGTCTTCATCAAAAGAGGCAGAGGAAGCTGCAAAGGTCGGGCAGGATATTTTTAAACTAAACCCTGAAGAGTTCAAGCAGGCTGTTGCTGGCATGAATGAGCACGATATTCAGATGGCTAAAATGGGAGTAATGAACGCTGCAACTGACAAAGCCGGTGCGACAAAAGACGCCCGTAGCATCGCGGGAATGTTGACTGATACCGAGAACCAAAGAAAAAAGATTAAAGCATTATTCGGCGGTGAAGATGAGTTAAACGAGCTTGTGAAAAACGCTAAAAAATGGGACACATTCCGTAAGACTAAAAATGTCTTAACTAGCGGGTCAATTACCGCTGAATCCATGACTACAAGCGCACAGGACGCAGTGACAGACATCATCGCAAATCCTAAAGCGGCTATTACTAACAAGATGATAGAGGCTCTTAAGGGTTCGAGAATGTCGCCCGAAACCGCTCAGGAAGTAGGAAAGATTCTAAGCAAGCAAGGATGGACCAGAGATGAGATTACCAAAATCATTGGTAAGCCTTCCAAGTCCTTATCTTCACTTGCAGCTCGCACAACCCCATCGGCTCCGCTTGTAGGCGCTGAAAAATTAAACGACTTGATGAGGCAACAGTAATGGCCGGTAATAGATACGTACCAACAATTTTTACAGCAACAGATACTAACGGCGCTCCTATTGCTGGGGCTAGGTTATATTTTTATGAAAACAATACCACGACTCCCAAGGACACTTGGTCTGATATTGACTTGACCACATCAAACGACTGGCCGGTATTGGCGGATGGTTCTGGTAGATTTTCACAAGACATATTCATGGACACCGACCCTTACCGGATTAAATTAACCGATGAGAACGGCGTACAGATTTGGCTCAAGGATGACTGTAATACATTTAACGGCGCTATCGGTGCTGCTACATTCCCATTTGAAGGCGCTGTGATTGAGTTCTACGGCTCACAGACCCAGCTTGACGTTGCTACGGCTAATTTCTGGTATCTGATGGATGGCACCTCTGGAAACCCGAACCTTAACGGTCTGTACACAAAAGCCTGTATATCTGTTGCGGCAATCGGCACATCGGGCGGGTCTTTAATACCTACCGGTACTGTCGGCTCTCACACACTTACTGCAGCCGAACTCCCTGCGCATTTTCACTACATTGCAAACACCGACGACACCAGCACCGCTACTCCATCAATAACGGATACAACGTACCTTACACAGTCGAACACAGGCGGCGGCAATCCTCAGTATGACCTTAACGGCTCGGCAACTACCGCGACTGTCGGCAAAACATCTAGCACTGGAAGCTCATCAGGCCATGATCACTCGCTGACCATGGACACATACAATCCGCCTTTCTATCAATTAATCAAACTTGTTTACGTAGGTTCTTAATATGTCACTGTTGACCGGATTTTTACCAACCTGCACCGACTCTGAAGGAAGACAGATTCAGGGTAAACTTTATACATACGAAGCCGGAACCAATACGCCTAAAGATACCTACTCAGACCAGATGCTGTCTGTGCCGAATCCTAACCCGTTAGATTCAGATGGCGCGGGAAGGTTTTTTGACGTATTCCTAGGCGCAGGTGGATATAAAATTGTCGTAACTGATGAGTTTCAAAACGTTTTATTTGAGCAGGACGAGTACTATCCAGCGCTTGACACTGGCGACCTTGCGACGATTAACGCAGCGATAGCCGCGGTATCACAACAGCTATCAAAAACAATCGGCACATACGGCGACACTGGCACAGCTGATAACTACGTATTAAGCGTATTCGGGGTAGAAACGCCTCCAGCTGCTTACGCAAACGGAATGATTGTATATTTTGGCGTCCAGAATGCTAACACAGGCGGCACCTGTTATGTCAACGTAGAAGGACTTGGAAACATTCAGGTTGTTATGCCTGATTTATCCGACCCTCCAGCGGGACTATTTGCACCGGGCGGCGTTTTGTTTTCTATTATTTACTTGTCCGGCATTTTCGTGTACATGACTCGTAGCGGTCCTGTTACTACAGAAACAATCACAGCCGCGGCTGTGACTGGTGCCAAGATTGAAGACTTGGCCATATCAACAGGCAAGATTGCTGCTAACGCTGTGACACCTGCCAAGATGTCTGACGGCACGGCTTATAAATTAGCTGGATATAGCAGTGCTAATGCGTTCACAGAATACACTAACCCGATGCGGCTTATTGATTCTGGCTCATTCACAGCGGCGGCAAGCAAGGCTTTTGTATTGTCAACACTTGATACCGCCCAATCTGTGGATAATGTTTACCTATTGCGGTGCGTAGGATTTCAGCCTACTACCGACGATGACCAAACGGTGTTTTTAACAATCTCTACAGATGCGGGTAGTACATACGTATCAACCAATTACTACTATTCCTGTGCCGGTACCGATTCTGGCGGCTCTGCTGTTGGAAATACTGCAAACAATGGAGCAGCACAGGCTCAGGCTATTGTTCTTGGCGGTTCTGGCGGTACATACGGCCTCTCTAACGCGGCGAATGAAACGGCTTGCTTGGATTTATATTTGTATAATTTTAACACAGGCGCAACAACCAACAGACCTTATGTTCTTGGCTCTGGTGAATTCTGGGCTGCAAATGCAAACGTGCTAGTTAGACAGTCCGTATCTGCATCGCAAACCACAGCGGCGGATTATGACGCAATCAAACTGACTTTAGAGGGCGGCGGTAACTTTGCAGCTGTTGGCAAATACTATCTTTATAAACTTGCTGGGGTAATTTAACCTACCCCTGCGGGTAGTACTTAACTTAATGAGAGTATATTAAAATGGGGCAACTAGATCAGGTATCGCAGAGTATCGGACAAATGCAAGGCACACTAAATGCACACGGTGTCGTTCATGACAAAATTTTGAGCGAGATTGCACAGGTTCGTACTGATATAGTAAAGCGACTGGATGCTCAAGATACGCAAATTGTCGCATTAGAAAAAGAGTCTCATGAGCGCAGGGGTTCTGCTAGGGTATGGGCTATTGTTTCAGGGTTTGCGGGTGCTGGTTTGATTAAGGTAATTGAGCGGTTTATATGAGTTTTTTCAGCAAGTTATTTTTAGGCGGAAAGACAGCGGAAACGGTAGCGACTACGCTTAAGGATTCGGCGGCTGCTACGTTCTCGATTCTGGATGAGTCCTTTGAGACATCACAAGAAAAAACAGAGGCCAAGGCTAAAGCGGTAGAAGCCTACATTG